TCAGCCAATGGCCATCAGCTCCTCGGTAAAGACGGCGTAACCTTGGGCAATCCGCCCTTTTGGGTCGCAGTCAAAAACGCTCTGCGCCCGCGCCTGCGTTTCGGTCACGCGAACCGAAATGGGTATCTTAGTGTCAAAAATACGGAAATACGGGCCGCAGGCGCTCTTCACCTCATCCAGTACCTCCCTGTGAAAATTTAAGCGGTTGTCGTACATTGTTATGAGCGCGCCCGCGACGATAAGATCGGGATTCAGGTTTTCCCGAACGCTACCAATAGTTGACAACAGAAGCTCTAATCCTTTTGCGCTGAAAAATTGTGGCTGCATCGGTATAAGTATCCGGTCTGCAGCGTTTAGGGCGTTGATGGTTACGAAGTTCAGCGACGGAGCGCAATCCAGGATAATGTAGTCATAGTCGGCTTTAATATAGCCGACAACCTTCCTCAAGACATTTTCGCGGCTAATTGTATTCAGGAGAATGTTCTCAATCCCGGACAAATCAATGCTTGACGGGATGAAATCCATGCCCTGCGCGTTAAATATGTACCCGCGTCGATGAAGAAGCTCGCAATTATTCAGCCGCCCGCCTGCGCTGATAATCTCGCCCATAATATGGGGGAGCGTGACAGGCAGCTCGTCCGGCTGGGAATAGCCTAGCGCCATAGTCGCGTTTGCCTGGGGATCGCAATCCACGACCATGACCCGGTAGCCCAACTTTGCAAGGGAAGCGCCGAGGTTCAGCGTCAGCGTAGTTTTTCCAACTCCTCCCTTTTGATTCGCCACTGCGTAGGTAATACTCATAAATCAACCTCCTCCTTTTTCTGATAATCGTTGCATTTAAAATGGACTAGCGCGACAAATCCCTGATTGCTGGGATTTCTCTTGCTAGTCCTATTATGACACATTCCTGATGGGGTGACTTTCACGGCGGGATCGTCGCGAAATGTGAACATGGCTGTCGCCGTGGAGAACGCCGCCCGGTTTGCCCAGACCTTCGTGCCGCGTTGGGCCTCGAAGTATGCGCGGGTCGACAGAATCACTTTCTCTTCCGGCGCACCGGCGAACCCCTCCGCATCTTTCTCCCGGACTATTTCGATGATGTCGATAAACTCCGTCATTCTGCCGAAACTCATGGCCCCGCCCCCTAAAACTTCCACTGCCGGTCAAGCCGCAGGAGCATGTTGACCGTGTTCCAGACTTGCTGCCCGGCCTGGACGTTATCACCAAAGAACCCGGCGGTGGAGCCGTCGCGGGATTCGTAGAAATGGGAGGCCAGCATGATCACCGCCTGTTCCGTGGTCGGCGGCATAGGGTTCGCGGCATAGGTACCTTCGGGCAGATGCTGGAAACTCTCAGCGTAATGCACGGCGACGTTTATAAACCGCAGTATCAGCTCATCGTCCGCGTTATGCGTGAGAATCAGGTTGGCTTTGACTTTCTCCAGCAAATCCGCGTTTGGAGGGCCGCTTACTGTTTTACCCGTAGTTTTGTCTGCTGCTTTACCCACAGTTTTACGAGGAGCCATGTCAGCTATCCTCGCCGCCCTGATCACTCGTATCTTCTTCCCCGCCAGCCATTTTCAGGACTTTGATGGCTTCCGGCAGCACGAGCCGTCCGTCCACACGCTGGGTAGCTTTGAAACCTACCTGATCGGTCAGGGAGAACAGTTCATTCAACCGCTCGAAAGTCCGGCCCTGACGATCGGCTATCCAGTAATACGAAAAATCTCCGAACAATATCGCTTTCGCTCCCGCCGCCATCGTGGGCATAAACCCGGAAACGTACAGGGGGCGGCCCAGGATCGTCTGCGGGGTTCCCTGCGTCACGGACGGCTGCCAGAGATACTGCCCGCTGTTGTCTTTCAGCGTGCGGAGCACCATCACTGTCTGCTCGTTTGCGATGAACGAGGCCCGGTTCCGATACGGAGAGCGCAATGCGTAGAACAGTTTAATCACATCGTCAAAAGTGATGGCCGTCGCGCTTGCCGCCGTCGTGCCCAGCAGCGCGTCGTTCAGCACACCCATCGGCTTTTTGTCACCGTCGCCGGTCAGGAAAGGCCCGTCTTCGCTTCATATGCGTTGATGATCCCTTCCTTGACTTCGTCCAATAACTCTTTTGCCCGGAGCATATCCCCGCCGTCTCCGAACGAGAACGTCATCGGATTATGAATAAGCATGTAGGACACCGGCGACATCAACGTCTGATCCCCGGCGATGGCGATGACGGAGGCCGCCGACGCCGCGACGCCGTCGATCTTCACGGTGACGCGCCCCTTGTGATTCTGAGAATACTCCCGTAGCATCGTATAAATTCGCGCCGCCGCGAACACGTCCCCGCCGTCAGAATTAATCCAGACGGTGAGAGGGCCGACGCCATCGTCCAGATCGGCTTTGAACATCCCCGGCGTGATTTCATCGCCGAACCATGTCTCGCTGGCGATGGGGCCGTTGAGGTACAGCGTCCGTTCGCCGGTGTCGCCGCCGTTTGGATTGCTGTTGATAAAGTTCCAGAATTTTTTCATGTCCAGCCGTCATCTCCCCTCATTCCGATCCGCCGCCTCTCCTCATGTACGCCGCCCCAGCCATTTTGAGGGGGAGCATATTGCCGTTAACAAGGTATTCGTCCCCGTCCGGTATCGGGTTCATGTCTTCCAGCCGCCGGATGTCATTGGCTGACATCCAGCCGTTTTGCCGGGCGATGGAGTATCCGCGCATCCGCTTTTCATAATCGCCCCGCAGGAAGCCGTCGAGGTTGAACTTGATGAAATACTGCTCTTTTTCCATCGGCAGGAGCAGTTGCTGGCACAGAGCCTGTTCAAGACGGCAGACCCAGGGGTCAATCGTATACTTCAGGAATTCAAGGCTTTGCTGTTCGATATTGCTGAAACTTGACTTTTCCAAGTCCCCGATCATGTGCGGCGGCACTCGGAATATCCTGGCGATTTCATTTAGCTGAAACTTCCGGGTTTCCAGGAACTGTGCGGCGTCCGGAGGAATGGAAACGGGCTTGAAAGTAAGCCCTCCCTCCAAAACCGCCAGTCGGTGGGATTTGCTGTTGCCTTTGTACAGAGCTTCCCACGCTTTCCGGATGCTTTCCTGGTCGACAGTCTCCGGAGCCTCGATGATCCCGCCGGGGTTCGCGCTGTTGCTGAAAAAGCCCGCGCCGTAGTCCTCCGTGGCGATGGCCAGCCCGATGGCGTTCCGGGCCAGCCCGATGGGGGAGTACCCGATCAGACCGTCGTAAGAAAGCCCTGCTATATGTAAAACATAATCCTTCGGAATCATAACGGCCCCGGTCATCTGCCCGCGCCGTTTTTCGTCCTCGTCACGCCAATAGGCGTAATACAGTTCCCCGAATTCCGACCGTCTAACATCCACTTTATTCGGCAGCAACGGATAAAGAGCCTTTACACGTCCTGAGTTATCCCGTATAATCTGGCTATAGGCATTTCCGTACAACAAAATATGAGACATCAACGTCTCGCGGAAGGTAAAGCTGTTCATTTCCGGGTTGGGTTCGTAATGCAAAATTCGGTAGAGGTCATGCTTGGGCGTGAGCCGCCGCCCGTCGCCGTCGTATTCGTAAATATTGAGCGGCAAACTTGCGATGGCCTCGGCGATCACCCGGACACAGGCGTACACCGCCGCCGTGCGCATGGCCGTATCCTCGTTCACGTTGACGCCGGAGGTCACGCCGCCCCAAAAGAACGACTTGGCGGTGGACAGAGAATCCTTTGGCGGTTCTTTCGTTTTCGGTTTTGCTCGGGAAAAGAGGCCCATGCTGACAGTCCTTTACACAATATTCAATGAAAACCCATTATGATAAATATATTAACGGGCGTTTGTACAAAATTAATCTTTTTTATGACAAAGAACAAAAACCCTACATCCACCCGTCCGCGCCGTAAACCTGAATCCTGCCGGGCTTCTTGGGCTTGCTGTTGATCGCACAGTCGAGAGCCATGATCAACGCGACCATGCCGTCGATCTTCTCCGTAGCCTTTTCCTTGTCCGGCTTGATGTTCCCCGCCGGGTCGGTGCGCACCACAAGGTTGTCGGCCATCCAGCGCAGTACGGGATTTCCCGCGTGGGCCAGTTTTTTCTCCAGCACGAGCTGCATGAGCATATTTGTGGCGGGACTCATATCCCCGAAACCCTGGCCGAACCGCGTGACCTTGAAGCCCATGCCCTCCAGGTTCTGGATCAGGTTATCGGAGCCCCAGCGGTCGTAGGCGATCTCCTTAATGTTGTACTTTTTACCCAGTTCCGCGATGCGTTTCTCGATATAAGCGTAGTGGATCACGTCGCCCTCGGTGGTATTGATCAGCTTCCGGGCTTTCCAGTCGTCATACGGGACGTGGTCGTGCCGGACGCGAACGTCGATGGACTCTTCGGGAATCCAGAAAAATGGAAGCACGATGTATTTGTCCTCTTCATCTTTGGGAGGGAACACAAGCACCAGCGCGGTGATATCCGTCGTCTTGCTGAGATCAAGCCCACCGTAACAGGCCCGCTTTTCAAGCTGTTTAAGGTCGAAGTGGAAATTACAGGAGTCCCACTTCTCCATGTTCATCCAGCGGACGGTCTGTTTTACCCACTGGTTCAGGCGAAGTTGACGGAACTGGTTTTCATAATGGGGACTGCGCGTGGCCTCCTCGAACGCTTTCTCCATGTTTTCCATCGGCACGGTCACGCCCAGGGAGGGGTTGGCTTTCTTCCAAACTTCCGGATCACTCCAGTCCGCGTCGTCGGGAGCGCCGTAGATGACGGGATAAAAAGTGTCGTCAACCTTTTTGCCGTTTAATACATCCTCCGCGAACTGGTGCATCTCCCAGCAGATGGAGTTTCTGTCCACCCCGGCGGTGGTGATGATGAACCGCAGCGGCTGGTCACGGGCGTCGGCGGAGCCCTGCATCATGACGTCGAACAGATCGCGGTTGGGCTGGCTGTGCAATTCATCAAATATTATGCCGTGGGGATTGAAACCGTGCTTGGAATGGGCGTCCGCGCTCAGTACCTGATAAAAACTCTTCAATGGCTGAAACACCATCTTTTTCTGCGCGGTGTTAATTTTGATAAACCTTTTCAGCGGCAGGAACTGGTCGACCATATCCACGGCGATGTCGAAAACGATGGACGCTTGCTGCCGAT